ATCTTTTACCTTTACTTTAATAGAAACATCAGCTATACTCGAACCTAAGTTCATTACTTAAGTCTTCATGAGTAACTGAAGTCAACTTCCATCACCTTTCAAGGTAACCATTTAGATAATCCTAGTTCGTCTTTCAGGGCGAACTCGGCTTGACTAAACAACTACCAAGTCCAGACTGAGGAGATTACCTTCAACATTGTCATATTTACTTAAGAAGACTTAAGTAGTAACATTATGTTTATTTTTAGCCCTTTAAGGAGGATAACTAAATGGTTGATAAGAGAATTAAGAATCCTAAGTACAAGCCTGGTCAATCGGGCAACCCTAATGGAAGACCTAAGGGTTCTGTTAATAAATACACTCAGCTCGCTAGAGAACTCTTAAGTTCTAGAGGAGAAGAGATTGTTGAAGTTGTCATTAATAAAGCTTTAAAAGGTGATGTACACTGTCTTAAGATGTGTATGGATAGAATTGTACCTGCTCAGAAAGCTGTAGAGATTAAGCATACTAAAGCTGATACTGGACTAATCATTAACGTAGGTACTACTGAGCAAATCCAAGAGATGGCTCAAGTAATAGAACCTAAAGAATTAAAGACTAAAGGTGATAATCAAACTATAGCGGAGTTAGCTGATGATTAGTCTTGAGATGTTTATACTAGGTCTATCCATGATGTTTATTATAGGTGCCTTTATGTCTTATCTTTATGCTAGAGATAGCTATGATTCTGGGTTTATGGATGCTGTTCAGCTTCATGAAGAAGGTAGACTTACCTATTGTAGGACAGAGGTTAATGGTCAGAAGGATGTTCTTTCTATTGATGTAGACCTTACTGAGGATATGTAGGTGGGTACTTTAAATGTAGAACTACACCCAGCTCAACTAGAGATATTTAACTCAGATAAGAGATTTAAGGTTGTTGCTGCAGGAAGAAGGTTTGGTAAGAGTAGATTAGCTGCTTGGATATTGTTAATTAAAGCATTACAGTCTGATTCTAAAGATGTCTTCTATATAGGTCCTACCTTTCAACAAGCTAAAGATATTATGTGGAATATGCTAAAGGAATTAGGCGGAGACCTTATTGCTGATGCTTATGAAAACACAGCTAGATTAACCTTAACTAATGGTAGGAAGATATTCCTTAAAGGTAGTGATAGACCTGATACTTTACGAGGTGTTGGTTTAGCTTACGTTGTTATGGATGAGTATGCTTCAATGCGTCCAGATGTATGGGAAATGATTATTAGACCTACATTAGCAGACGTAAGAGGTGGTGCTATGTTTATTGGTACTCCTGCTGGAAAGAATCACTTCTATGACCTATTTATGGAAGCTGAAAAGAGTGAAGATTGGGATACCTTCTCATTTAACTCAACAGATAACCCTTATATACCAGATGATGAGATAGAAGCTGCAAGAAGCTCTATGTCCACTATGGCATTTAGACAAGAATTTGAAGCATCGTTTGAAACCTTCTCTGGTGGTATCTTTAAAGAAGAATGGTTTCTACAAGGTCCTGAACCTGAACAAGGTAACTACGTTATAGCTGTTGACCCTGCAGGTTTTGAAGCTTCTGAGAAAGAACGTGGACTTAAATCATCTAAATTAGACGAAACTGCTATTGCTTTAGTGAAAGTAGATAGAGATAAGTGGTGGGTTAAGGATATACTACATGGTAGATGGTCAATTAAAGAAACAGCTGCTAAGATACTAAAGGCTGCTGCTGTTAATGAAGCTACTACTGTAGGTATTGAGACAGGTTCTTTGAAGAACGCTATCATGCCTTACCTAGAAGATGAGATGAGGTTAACTAATCGCTTTGTTCACATCTCTGAGCTACGTCACGGTGGTAAAAAGAAGTCAGAACGTATAACTTGGTCCTTACAAGGACGTATGGAACACCAACAAATAACATTTAATGAAGATAAAGACTGGAGATTCTTCGTTTCACAGATGATGGACTTCCCTTCACGTTTATCACACGATGACCTCCTAGATGCCTTGTCCTATATAGACCAGGTGACTGTTTCAGACTTCGCTAACTCCATCGAATTGGATGAAGATTGGGAACCTGAAGATGAAATTGCAGGTTATTGATGAAATTAGTTACTTTTATCATTTACTTTATGATATATTACGCCTAAATTCCTAGAGAAATCAAACACTTATGTTCGATAACAAAGAAACACAATACAAAGCTCTAGCGTCTTGGCTTACTTATAGATTAGAAAGCTGGCGCACGCACCGTGATGTTAACTATGTTGACAAATGGGATGAGTACTATAGACTGTGGCGTGGTATCTACCTTGCATCGGACCGTACACGTGAATCTGAGAAGTCTAGGCTTATAGCTCCTGCTTTACAACAAGCAGTTGAGTCTTCAGTTGCTGAATTAGAAGAAGCTACGTTCGGACGTGGTAAGTGGTTTGACTTACAAGACGATTTCTTAGACCAAGATAAGTCTGAAGCTGAATATATCCGTAATCTACTACAAGAAGACCTAGAAAAGACTGGTTCTAAAGATGCTATAGCTGAGATATTCTTAAATGCTGCTGTATATGGTACTGGTATTGGTAAGATTGTTGTTGAACAGAATATTGAAAGAGTTCCTGCTGAAATACCTGTAGAAGGTACTATGACTACTACACGTACATTGACAGAAATGCCTATCATTGACGTGAAGGTTGAACCAATCTCTCCTAAGGAGTTCTTAATTGACCCATCTGCTAATTCAATCAATGAAGCGCTGGGTGTTGCGCATGAAGTTGTTAAGCCAAGGTATCATGTTGTTGATGGTATTAAGTCTGGCATTTATCGTGACGTTCCCCTTGATGGTGATTATGATATTGTACGCTTTGGCTACGATTCTGAGACCAAACAAGCTGATGAAAGTGATTCTGTTAAGATTACCGAGTATTGGGGCTTAGTTCCTAAGAGGTTCTTAAAAGCTACTACTGATAAAGATGACTTTGAATATACTAAGAAAGATGAGCTAGTTGAAGCTGTAGTAACTATTGTTAATGATGAGTTTATTCTAAGGGCTGAAGAAAATGCCTTTATGATGGTAGATAGACCTTTCATTAGTTACCAACACGATATAGTTCCTAATAAATTCTGGGGCAGGGGTGTATGTGAAAAGGGATACAACCCTCAAAAAGCACTTGACGCTGAGATGAGAGCAAGGATTGACTCACTCGCCCTAACAACCACTCCTATGATGGCAGCTGACGCTACTAGATTGCCTAGAGGTGTAAAGTTTGAGGTAAGACCTGGTAAGACTGTACTAACGAATGGTAACCCACGCGATGCTATTATGCCATTGGACTTGGGAACCACAGACCAATCTACATTTACTCAGGTTGCCTCACTTCAAAATATGATTCAGATGGGAACTGGCTCTGCTGATGCAGGAAGCGCCGCTGGTGCTACCTCTTCAGGTATGTCAATGGCTCAATCTGCTGCAATCAAGAGACAGAAGCGTACCTTAATGAACTTCCAGAACACTTTCTTAATCCCAATGATTAATAAATCAATGTGGAGAAAGATACAGTTTGATGTTGACCGTTATCCTGTTACTGACTACAAGTTTGTTCCGTATTCAACTATGGGTATTATGGCTAAAGAGCTAGAGATGACTCAGATGGTTCAGATGTTACAGGCTATCCCTAAAGATTCACCTGCTTTCAACGTAATACTATTGTCAATGATGCAGAACTCTTCTATTCACAACCGTGACCAGATTGTTCAGCAGTTACAACAAGGTAATCAACCTAATCCTGAAGCTCAACAGATGGAACAAGCTCACATGCAGTTACAGATGCAGCAAGCACAAGCAGATATTCAGAAGACTCAAGCTATGGCTGAGGAAGAAAGAGCTAAAGCTGCTAAGTGGTATGCTGAAGCACAAGAATTAGCACCGAATGAACTTAAGTACCAAGAAAAAGCTCTTAAACTTCAAGAGAAGCAGATGGGTCTTGAGAAAACTAAGGCTGATATTCATAATAAGAACTCTGAGACTGCTAGAAACGTACCAGAAGTAGACCACTTAAGGTCTGAGACTGCATTGAATATGGCAAACGCCAGAGCTACTAATGCTAAGACTAATATTGAAACAATGTATCAATGAAGACAGACGAAGAGTTTTTAAAAGATAGATTAGACTTATTTGAGACTGCTGGGTGGGTAGACTTAATAGAAGAATTAAAGAACATGGAAATAGTTGTACGAGATGTCGACACTATAACCACGGAAAAAGACCTTTGGCATGCTAAGGGTCAGTTGCAACAGCTAGGCTTATTATTAAGCTTAGAAAGCGCAACTAAACTAGCGGTGGATAACCTAGATAACTAGAGCCACTATAAAATAACTTCATAACCCTTAGGGGCGGAGAATAAAGCAATGAGTATAGTAGTAGATAGCGCACCTGAAGGTGTAGTAGAACAGGTAACAGAAACTCAGGAAGTAGTAGAAGCAGTTCAGGTAGAGGAAACTCCAGTTGAATCCACTTACGAAGCTCCTGAGAAGTATGCTGGGAAAACATTAGAAGAAGTGATTGATATGCACCAAAATGCTGAGAAGGTATTAGGTTCACAGGGTCAGACAGTGGGAGAGCAGCGACAGCTAATCGAACAACTTATGTCCCAATCACAAGCGAGTCAAGCTACTGAACCAGTTGAAGAAGCTGTCAGTTTTGAGGATAATTTCTACGATGACCCTGCTAAGGCAGTTAATTCAGCGATAGAGAATCATCCTGAGATTGTGAAAGCTAGAGAAGGTAATGTTATGTCAGCTAAAAAAGCTAACTTAACACAGTTAGAATCAACGCATCCTGATTTCATGGATGTTATTGGTAATAATGACTTTCAAAAGTGGATAGGAGATAGTGGTATTCGTACCGAGCTGTTCCGTAAAGCCGATAAAGACTACGATTTTAGCGCTGCAGATGAATTATTAGGGACTTGGAAACAAATAGCCATGATTGGCAAGACACAAGAAGTTAATAAATCAGAAAAAGCTAAACGCCAGAAGGCTATGCGACAAACCAGTTCAGAGACTCGCTCTTCAGGAGATTCAGTTGGTGGTAAGAAGATGTATCGTAGGAGTGATTTAATCAACCTACAAGTGAGCGACCCTCAAAGATATGCAGATTTATCAGATGAGATAACTATTGCATATCAGGAAGGGCGCGTTAAATAATACTCAATAAGGAGAAATAAGATGGGTTTAGGTAC